ACGGGCGCGCCCTGATAAATTCTACTCATTAATACTCCTCGATTTCACCGTCTTTTCCAAATTGCACAGGGTCAGCAGGCTCAGGAAAGAATGTATTTCTATCCCAACGCCAGTATTTTTGGCCCATACCACGAGAGACCCACTTAGGCATTCTCTTCTCTGGTATTTCTGCTATACCATCTTGGGACCATAGATTCTCATATGAGTTCATTGCAGATACTTTAGTGGCCCGTGAAGGCTCAATGCCATACATCGGGGCCAATTCTATAGCTAAGTTCTTCACTACAGCTCTGACGGCTCCTGGTGGGGTTCCTGAGTCATCATCTAAATTAGACTCACTTGGATCAGGTGGTATTGGATAAGCCCATCTTATACCGCTCATGTACCACTCGGAGACCATATTGTCTAAAGCTTCTAGTCCGGCTTCGTAATCTTCTGGCGAAGGCTGGAAATCGTCTCCAGTCTTCAAGATATCCTTGATCGCTTTAGTTATGAGCTGTTTTTTAGTGTAAGACACTAGCTGTTCTCTTCGTTCTCTTTTTGTACTTCAGGCTTAGGCTCTTCTTTCTTAGCCTGTTTAGGTTTTACACCATTAAAATCATCCGCAGCATCTTCAAGGTTTTTGAACCAGCCTTTCTTTAACAATGACTTAAATTCAGCTTCCTTAGATACGCCTTTAAAGTTGTATGATGAACCTTTGGGCCCTCTGAATCGCCCTGGGCATTTATATAGTATTGTTGGCTTCATATCGTTCCTTTAAAGTAGGGAGGGCCGAAACCCTCCCCGGTTAAACTACTGATTCCAAATGATGATACCATTCTTTTCAGGGTTAAGGTTTGTTACACCATAATAGGTGTCTAAGGTGTAAAGAGTTTCGAAAGTTGAGTTATCAAATTTCTTACCCATTACAACTTCCATTCCTTGCTTAGTAGTTCCTCTCAAGATATCAACACCTTGATTATCAGGAACAGCATAACGACCCATTACAATCTCGACCGAATCTTTAGTCCAGAATGGGTTTGCACCTGTAGCGTTTTGGTTCAAGAAAGTGATCGCAGCAGTTGCAGAAGTAGAATCCACAGAGACATTTTGATACTGAAGTTCAGCATCAGTACCGCCACCAGCTCCAATGATAGGAGGAGAGATTGTGACCAAAGTTCCAGAGTCTACAGAAGCAACACGGAAAGTTTTTAATTCATTAGTAGCTTCTTTTTTGATATGATGAAGTCCAAATATTCCAGCGATAGTGAAAGCATCTCCTACAGCCATTCCAGCAGTAGCTGATACAGTGATTTGTTGAGTTCTGTTGTCAGTGTTAGCGGCTGGGGCATATTCAACAATTGCTCCTGTAGTGTCTACAGTTGCAGAACCACCAGCAGCACCAACACGGTAACCAGAATCAATTTTATAAAGATCGAAATCAGCAAAGCGACCTAAAGAGCTTTTCTCCAAAGCGCTTAAAGACTTGTCGTTGTTTAATGTTCTACCAGTTCCTACCAAGAAGCTTGATAGCCCGATCGCGTCACGAGAAGTGATACCACCGCAGCGCATAGGCTTAGGTACACCTTGTTCGTCCATGAGAGCTTCCATTGCCGCGATATCATCATAAGAACCAGAAGCACCAGCGATATCCACAACCAAAGTTCCCTCGGCCGAAATCACGTTTCTTGTTTTAGTGTCAATTTCGGAAGCAAGTCTTTGATAAGCAGCTTCACCTAGACGGTTTTCTTGTAATGCATCACGCAATTCAAGAGCATTCATTGTCCAAGTAACGTTATCTTGCTCTGTAAGTTTAGTTGGGACTTGTAATTGAGTCGCATCTTGAGAAGTCACGGCTGAACCGATCGTCCTTTGTTGTGAGTTTAAGATGTATGGGTAAGGCCTCTGAACGATATCATTGGCACGTTCCATCATCTCACCGTTTGTACCGTAGTGAGAAGTATTGAGGGAAATTCCTAAGGCGTCCTCGAAGCCGTCTACGATGTCAAGGAAAGCTGTTCTTTCCTCTTTTGAAAAACTATTAGCCATTGGTTAAATCTCCTTTTAAGCTTGTTGTCTAAGCTTGCGCCTAGCAGCTAAAGCGGCATTCATATCGCCTGTGCTGCTTTCGATCAAGCGTTCCAATTGTTTGTTTGAGTTACCCTTGAGAGAGCCTGAATTACTTCCGACTTTCTTTGTGGGTTTTGGTGCTACTCGCTTCTTTTTCGTAGTGCCTGAGCGCTTTTGAATATCTTGAAGCTTCATAGCGAATTTTATTGGGTCATTGATCGAAGATAATTCTTGACTAATGGCCTTATTGTTACCTATTACTGCAACTGCTAAAGCTGGGTTCTCAGCATATTTCAAAATCAAGTTTTGCTGGTCAATATCAAGAACTTCTGCAACATGGGCCTCAGCTTCCTTAAAGTTCTTAGCCTTTAAAGACTCGATACTTTTCTGGTAGCGTGCTGCTGTTTTGTTGAACTCTTCTTGAGCTTGCCTTTGCTGATATTCCTTTTCTAGCTCTTGCTTTAGGTACTGCTCATTAGCCTCTTGGAACTTTTCTTCATCATACTCATAATCCGCTAGAGTTGGCTTTTTGGAAACAACTTGCCTTTGCGGTGGGGCCGCGTACTCCATTTGTTTTTCAAGTTCTTTGATCCTTTTAGCCTTCTCTCTATTCGCATTACGAAGTTGAATAAAGTTCTCGTTTTCCTCATCTTCACTTGGGGTTAGCGACTCCCCGTCAAATGTAATGACCTCCTCTTCTTCTTCTGATTCTTCGACTACTTCCTCTTCTGATTCTGGCTCGCTGGCTGCCTCTTCCTCAACGATTTGATCTTCTGATTCGATAACCTCTTCCTCTTCTTGAAGTAGATTTTCGTCCTCCATTTCTTGTTCTGCTAATTCTGCCATCTCTGACCCTCCTACTGAAACTCACCCATTGGAACGGCTGGGCGGATGCCGTTATTTATTATTTCTGAAGCTGCTTTAAAATCCTCACGCTCAATTCCAGCGTAAGTTTCTACAGTTTCAGCTTGTTTTTTCGCCGTGTCGGCATTGGTTTCTTCAATCTCTGCCATTTCTTTCATGGCTTTTATCTGGTTCAATTGAGCCTCAGACTGTAAGTATTCTTCTTGAGGATCTGGTTGCTGTGCTTGTTGTGCTGCTTGTGCTTGCTGAGCTTCCATCTCTGCGATATCTTCTTCTGTAGGCTCTTCTACTCCTAACTGAACAAGCTTCTTGCGGTAGAACTCTCTACTGTCTCCCATACCTTCCCCGTTAAGGTTACGCATAGCAATAGCACTCATAATCTCTTGATCCTGTGGGTTCTGAATGTACTGCATCATGTCAATCATCTGCTCGACAATTGAATCTCTTTCAGTTTCACTCATTGGGCCGACATCAACACTGACACTCATCTTCATTTTGGCGAAGTCATTCTCATGATATTCATTTCCTTTTTCGTCAGTCATTGGCTTCATGATCTCAATAGGATAAGAACCTCGGCCCTCTTTCTTTAAGCCTTTAATTTTTCTGTTCTCTTCAACGTAAATCTCTGAAGCCATGCTCAACCAAACAACACCGCACCATTCCATAGCTCTAGCGAAGTTATCCATGAACAACAAATTCTTTCTATCACTTCTCTTGTGTAGCTGCCTAACTGTTCCGCTAGCAATATTAGAAGTAACTTCTTGATCAGACTTAGAAACGCCAAGAAGATCAACAATATCCTGATTAGTTTGCATATTTAAATCAGTCCAAGTTGGTGGGACTGAAGGTGGCCTCAAGTAATCAACTGGACCTTGCGGGATCTTCTCACCATCTGCTCCCTTAATAGCTTTGATAGGTAAATATGCCCAATCTTTAACGTTATCAGTTTGCCAATACATCTCCAAGCCCTTAACCTGCTCAGGAAGCAATATAGGCTTCTCGTAGCCAGTCTTAGCGCTCAGGTTAGCTACATTGCTTATTTGCATGTTCTTTAGTCTCTGAGCATCTTTAACGAGCCTTACAACACCCATCATTCGCTCTGTGTTATCAACGAAACATCTATCAGCATAGAAAGGAATGATTGGGATATATTTCCCCGCAATATAACCACAATCTTCTAGAACTTCTGACCCAGAAATAATATACTTATGAACTTTACGCTTCTTAATCTTTCTTCGTTTCTCTTCTACAAAGCCAGTTATCTCATGTTCTAAGTCAATATCCTCTTGGTTTTCATTATACTCTTTTACAGGCATCTTTTTCTCTTCGCCTGCATCATTCTTGAAGATGATTATTGTTTCCCTCACCTCTTCAATCTTGTAATAATCAGCTATATAAACTAAGCTTCCTGTCTTCCAATCGAATTCGCCTCGACTCACTGCCTTTGGAATAGTAGCCACATCCCTATCCCATTCTTCTTCAAATGCTTCGTGCGATAGTGAGTACAATCTATAAGCATATTTAGCATCAGCCTTATCCGCCCGCTTTGCATTCTCATCAAAATAAACACATGAATCAGCATCATAAATTGGATACATCCCAATGCGCTGGTAGTCGTTCTCATCATCATATTCGTCTTCATAATCGTGATCTAAAAGCCAAGCTCCTATGCCACCTTTTATTCCCTCAGAGAAAGCATTGTCGTAAGCTTCTTTAGCATGAGAGTCTTTTTCATCTTTACGAAACACAGAGTCACAAGTGTTAGAGGCGCTATCAGAGTCTTCATCATCAGGCTCAAAGTTAACAGAGATACGGTTATTCCGATAGTCCCCTTCAAGTTCCTTCACGGCCATCTTAACACGGTTAATCTCATACTTAGGGCGAGACTCAAACTGTTCTTCTAGCGGACCTTCCCATTGAGCTCCAGCAACATCACAGAACCTTCTATCCTCTAAGCATTGCTCTCTTTCAAACTGCTCTTTGGACTGAACTTTCTTAAAATCCCTTAAGGCTTGTTCATGAATTTCTTGTAGATCTATCGCCATGCACTCGCCATCATTGGAACTTCAAATTCTTCATCTTCTTCTGTTTTATTACCGACGATTGCGGGGAATAACTCAGCTAAACACCAGAATGCAGCGTCAGCAACATTTGGGCTTTTAGCTCCTGTATAACCATAACTGGTAAATCCACTAAGCTCCTCTTCAAGTTTAGTTTGCCTACCAACAACACGCACTAGTCCATCCATAAACAGCCTAGCGAATGGCTCAGCTCTTTGTTGCTTGCCCCTAGACGCTGTTACTTGTTTATAATTAACACCAGGATCAACTGACTTTATGACATATTTAACCATGCCACCACCAAAGTTCTGTTCTCCGACAATTACATCAGCATCATATCTTTCATAAGCAGAGCATGTCACTTTACCCCATACAGCAGGTCCAGATTTAACAGTGCAATCCTCAAGTAAATAAGCAACTCCATCCGTTCCTAGTGCTGCAATATAAATACCTATATCGTCATTATTCTTATTAGAATCTTCATCTGCTCCTGAAGGGTCAACGCCCACAACAATACGAACAAACTCAGGAAGATTTGCACCATCCTCTTCTCTCCATCGATCAATCCAAGCTTCTTTAAATGTCGCATTAGGATTAGCGTCTTTAAACTCACCCTCAAAGAATCTTTTCTTCATCTCAGGGGTCATCCCTTCGAGCATCTTCAAATAAGAAGCAGGGAGATTACTAACATTGTGACTAGGATTGACTTGAATGCTCCCGTAGTCCTCAGCATTAACCATTGGTTTATTCGTATCCGGGTCAACCTTCTTAATGAATAGCTTGTAAGTCCAGTGATTTTTATCAGGTGGATTGCAGTCAAAGATCATTCTCAAAGGCAATTGAACTCCATCAGCTTGCTTACAGTTCTGAGCGAGCCTTGTCATCACTAACCCAATTGAACTCCAAGGAATCTGTGAACACTCATTGGGATAAACAGTAGCAAACTCTTGCCCTAGTATTTTTTCAGTTCTTTCCTTATCATCTAACCCACCGACCCATATTTCAGAGCCATTTGGCATTGTGATAATCCAGTCAGTTTTATTAATGTGATATTCAACACCAGGAAAACACAGCTCCATAACCTTTGGGAGTGTATCGAATATAATCGAAGCCTTTGCAGCATTAAACCTGAATCTACAGATCAAATGCCTTGACTTGGGAGCTTTGAGTGCTCTAACTACAATAGCATAAACAGAAAGAAAAGTCTTACCTGATCTTGACCCACCAAACAACATGAAGAAAGGAAACTTAATAAGCTCATCCCTTGCTTCAATCTGCTTTTCTGTGAATTTAAAGCTCAGCGTCACCTCGATTGATAGTGATGTTGATGGATTTCTCCTGATCGCTTTCTTTCTTATCAGCCCATCCGAATCGGTTCTTCATATTCATGTACCATCCGGTGTAACTGAAGTCTTTATTTTCCAGTTCTAACCTGCCTTTTTTCTGCCACCAAACCTCACATTTCGTACGAGCTCTTTTTATGGTTTCAGAAAAGATTGGCTCTTCTTTAAGCAATCTAACCCAGGTTTCATGGCAAATATCAAGATAATCCCTTAGTTCAACATCACTTGCACCTTGGGAGGCTAACTCGACAATATTCTTTTCCCATCCTTCAGGAAAATCACTTGGTTTAATTTTGGGACGTCCTGTCAATTATATTATATATAGTACGCGCTATACATAAAATAATATGCACTTTTCCCTTGTAAAGAAAATTCTTCTTTTTAATATAAAATTATGAGATACCTAATTTACGTCACAATCCCTTTATTCTTAGGATGTTTGAGGGATTACAAAGCTCGTAAAGTCCTTGCAGATTTGTCTCAAAAGACGGCAAATGACAACCCAACTGACCCAGATTATGGCAAAATAGCTAAAGAAGCGTCTCGAATTGCAGATGAAGGATTTTATGATGGCTTTGATCTAATGGGATTTTTAACAGACGAAAGCTTCTTAGCCATCGCTGCAATTGTTATGAGTGGTGGAGCTGCTACTCCTTTGGCTGCTGGGTTACTAAAAAAGAAAAAGACTTGACAGCAGGACTCGAACCTGCAAAAGCATTTTAAGAACTCTCCCCATTATTAAATTAACCTAGGCTAATGTTTCAGGCGTGGGTCTGCCAATTCCCCGATATCAAGTCTCAGTGCACCAATTTACATTGGTTATAATATGGATTGTAATTACAGAATAAATGCAGTCAATTACTTACTAAAAAAGAAGAAAGTTTGATATGATTAAAACCCACAGAATCTAACCATATGTTAAATTCACAATTTCTTCTTTATCCATTCTCAAGCATATCCTTAACTCCCCTCAAAACATAAGCAACTTCATCCGGCAAACGACAATAATCAATCATAGCCTGCAAGTCCTGCTTAGTGTAACCACAGAAAAAAGGCCCCTCTGACTTAGATATTTTATTTATCTCACCAAGAGAAACTCGGTATGACGTGGAAATATTCTCATAATCACAATTTTTCTTAAGAACTATATCTACCTTTTCTTTATCGCTCATTTCTCCACCTTCAAAACCAACGGCCTCTTATACTCCTCTGGGATCTCCTCATACAACCTCTCTAAAAAGTTATTAACAGCCATATCCAAATTGCTCCCCCGATCCTGATAAAACTTATTCAGAGCGTAAGTTTTTGGCTTTTCTAAATTAACTCTAATCTTCATCTACATCCCTAAAAACAGTACCATTAAAAAGTCTCTTATGTGCTTTCTCCACATGATCCCAGCAATTCTGTGACGATATTTGATCCTCAAGATTCAGCATCATCCTACACCTTGGACACTCCCAAATATAGTTATTGACATCAGTATTAGGATCAAGCAAAAGTCCCAGTATAGAAAACTTATTCATTTCTTCCTCACCTTGCAATAAACACTCATAAAATACTCTCTAATCTCTTTAGAAAAGCTGGTCCTCTCCTTTTTATAGTGTTCATTCAAAGCATCATAGATATGATTATCTAAACGCGTCTGAACTTTCTTTTGATTTCTTTTTTCTTTCATATAAAAATAGACCCACCCCCAGGACTTTCACCTAGAACTGCCTTGACTAGATTATGCGCGCGGCTTGTGTTAATAGTTACACCAGAGTGGGGAAAGGCGAGGTGGTTTTTTTTGGAGTTTATCTGGATAAGATTATCACCTCTCACAAGACAGTATATTAATGGGATCCCACTAGTCAATACTTATCTTACAAAAGTTTTTATAACTTCAGCAACTTCAT